TGATAACGCGAAATTTCGAGTTTGGCGAAAATAATTATTGGATAGACATCGAAAACAATGTTTACACCAATGATGGAACCAAAGTAGCCGTCGCAAGAGACGATATCATTGTATATGCGTAATTACCATCCGCGAATTTGGCATTTATGTTCGGGAGCATTGGACATAACGAGTTGAGGCGGTTTTTCGGAAAACTGTTTGAGAAGGGAGTCGGTTTGTTCTTTTGAAAAAAGACTGTCGAAAAAAGATTTATCGTCTTTTTTTCCTTCGACTACGACAGGCGGCTCATCTGGCGCTGCAGGTTCCTGCTCAGGTTCCTCGACTTTTGGTTGGTTTTTTTCAAGTCGTCTTCTCTCAAATTCTTTGGCCAGTCTGTTTTTTAATTCCTCCGGCATTTTGATTATTTTATCTAAAATTTCTTTAAATGACCGGTATGGTTGGGTCTCCATTTCTTTACTCATATTATAATAGTCCGCGACAAAATTATTTGAGCAATGGCAACACATAATGATTGAAATTCACCGGATCTTTCTCCGGATGGAACTGGAATCCAATCCATTTATTCGTTGCGGCAATGTTGATGAAATCCTCCATTTGCTGAATGATTTTCCACGGTTTTCGTAATTTTATCACGCGGTCATGGTGGTTGAAATATAGACCGGATCGTCTGCCTTTGAAATGTACACTTTCCGCCAATTCGCCGCCGGTTTTAAATGCTAAATACTGGAACCCAAAACAGATTCCGATGATTTTGACGTTTTTTTTCAAAAGGGGGTCCAGAATGGGAAAATCGTTTTCTCTCAATATGCGTTTTTTGGAACCGGTTATGATTACCTTTGTGGGAATAGAATGCGTTTGCAAATAGTGTTCGAGGTCGTCGTATTTCACAATGTCGTATTGGATATGGTTTTCGTTTAACCTGTTGACCAGGTCTTTTCGGAAAATGTCAAAATAAATTACGAGCAGCATTGTTTATATTATCCTAGGAAAATGTAAAAATGAAAAAAAAATTATATTTTATATTAAACAGTAAAGCAAAATATAAAATGAACCACGCGCTATACTTTATTCGAGAATACGACCGGTGCAATACGGTGAGCATCAAAACGCTTTTGGAGAAGATTGCCAGAAAAGAGAATGTGTGCGTTTCGGATTGGGTTATTGAAAAAAATGTTCGGCGATGCAGTGTTGAAAGCTACACTGTTTATTTTGATGTGAAAGAAATGCCCTATGATTTTACGGGGCTCTATGCAAAGCGGGATTGCGAGAAGGACTGGCATTTTGTTTCAAAGATTGGTGGGAAATGAATGGATTATTCACACGATGAATCAAAAAATAGTTGTACAACTTCCACTGTTTTATCTGTTCCATGGTCCGACCAATAGTGAATTTGGGTTTTGAGGGAATCAATGCGTTCATTCCATTCTTTTTCTTTTGTTTTTGCCACTTTCATGATTCCAGTTTTGTCTGCAGTAAAACACGACCTGATTTTGGCACCAGTTTCGTCAATATAATTATCTGGATTGAAGCGAATGAATATCACTGGTCTATGTCCAAGGTCTTGTGATATTTCCATTAAACGTTTGTTTTCGCAACTGCAATCATATTGTGTGTGTTGATTTTCGTCAATTTCCACGATAATTACGTGAGAACCCATATCTAAAAAAAGGTCGGGACGTCTTCTTGAGCAACCGTCTTGAACACGTTTATCCGCGGTCCATGTAAAATCGGGAAAAGATTTGAGAACTTCGTCAACAACAGTTTTCTCTTTGGTTTTGTAATTTCGTGCGTTCGGTTTGTCTGGGTGCGTATGGACGAAACAGCGGAGGCAATAACCTTCGTATTTTGGCAAGACGGCAGTTTCACATAAAGGAGTTATGCAGTATTTTTTTGATATATTTATCATATTCGGAAGATGGTGCGATGAACAGAACCGACGTTTTAATTCGCCCTTATAATTGTATATTGGAGATAACTCACATCCTTCATATTCACACCGATTATTAATTATATCAACCATACCAGATTGTTTATGTTTATTGCAAAAACGCCCTTGTTTTTCAGTTTTAAAATTAAATATTGGCCTTGTTTTACAACCTTCATATTCGCAACACTTATGTGAAATGTCAATCATATTTTCTAATTTATGTTGCTTGCAATACAATCGCTGGGATTGTCCTTCATAATTATATGAAGGTGGTTTTTTGCATCCATCAAATATACACTTACACGCTGTTATATTTATCATTCTTTCTTTTGCGTGTTGCGAACAATAGAGCCTTTGTTTTTGTCCTTCAAAATTGAAACGAGGAATATTCAGACATCCATCGTTTTTGCATTTTGACTGCAAATTATCAACCATATTTTCTTGTTTATGTTGAAAACAAAATAATGGTGTTTTTTCTCCATTTATGTTATAATATGGGCGTTCATTACAACCATCAAATATACATTGTTTATGAAATAAATCAATCATTGTATTTTCTTTATGAGAAAAACAAAATGTAGGTTTTTCTCCTTTATTTCCATATGTTGCAATTGTTAAACAGTTTGAATCTTTACAAATAGGTTTTCCAGATTCAACCATTTTATCAGTTTTATGGTTAAAACAATATTTTCTTTTCATATTTTTCAAATTATACAATGCAATATTGGTACAATTAGTTTCGGTACAAAATGTTCCAACAACCTTCATATTATCTTTTTTGTGAGTAATACAATAAATACCTTTGCTCTCACCTTGAAAATTATAATGAGGGTATTTTTTACAATCTTCACCTTGACAAAGTTGTGTAGTAACTATAAACATATTTTGTTCTTTATGAGTTGTGCAATATAATGGTTTTTTAAATTCCAATCCATAACTTGCTCCTTTCTGACATTCGGTATTTTTGCATTTTGGCATTCTATTATAATATATACATTTTATTTATATATTTTTTTCAAAATATATAAATAAAAATATTACAAACTTTCTGAAACATTTTTGTTTATTTTTTCCTTTTTTTTTTGATATGCTCGTTTACTATATTCTTTTATTTTTTCTGGATTTTCTTCTGAAAGTTTTTTTAAACGAGCAAGTGCCTTTTCTTTTATTGTTTCTTTATTTTTTTCATAATAACTTTTTCTGGAGTTATTATAATTTTCTAGTGATTTTTTAAGTTTTTCGTTTTCATTTTCCAATTCAATTATTCTTTTCTTTAATTCTTCTTTTTCAATATCCATTGATAAAAATATATATCATTATATTTTTATACTTTTTCAAAAAATAACTTGCAGATGAACTATAAATTTATATTATATAGATAAAATCTTAGAGAACCGGATAAACACCCTGCATTAGGACACCGCACTGACCGTGTCCTCCGTTGTAGGGCTTTCCTGAAGCATCAATACCGCGAGCCATATACATATATCCTTGAGCACCCCAGGTGCTGTCCCACGAGTTCTTCATTATGTAGTAATCCAAACCATTCATGGTGCCGTATCCGACGAGTAAAACACCATGGTCTAAATTGGTACCGCACGAACCAGTAAAAACACCAGATTTGTAAAGTTGAAACGAACTTTGGTCTGCTTCGATCGCGACGGAAACAGGTTGCTGTGCCAATGCAGTCATCATTGCACTATCGGAATTCGCCGAAACAGACACGGTTGTACTAATATCAGAACCCGAAACAATGGAACACGTCTTTTGACAAGGTCCATTTGTCTTGGTAGTTCCAGAAACATACGGATATGCTTGTTCAGTGCAAAGCCCATTATTCTTTCCAATCCACTCCATAGCGGACTCCATATCTCCGCCATTACAACCGAGGGATGTTCCGCCTGCACGGATATAATCGCAATCTACGAGCTGTTGCTCTGAGAAACTCACGAGGTTTCCTCTCTTGATAGCATAAATGCCTTCAAGAGCACCAGTAGTTGAGAAACTCCAGCAACTTCCACATTGTTGCTGATTTTTGACGGGTGTAACCGCACCTTCGGTGCGCCAGTCAACCGAGGCCGGCACCGAAACCGCCGAGTCAAAACCTCCTCTCAAAGAAGAAGAAGAAGCAGCAGACCCGGCAATGAGCTCCCTGTTCAAACCAAAGTGCATATGCTCGGCGAACTCCTCCGAACTCATTCCGGAGAAGGCATTGTGACCAAGAGTGTAGGTCAAGTTCTTGACATTGGTCTCGTCAATGATTCGGTCGTTATTCTTCCAATTGGTCAATAAATGGAGGAACTCGTGCTCCCCCTCAGGCACGGCAATCTTATGGGTCTCGGCCCAATTATAAAACCTGTCCATCAGAGTGGCAGATACGCTGGCACTCAACAGGGCAATACAAACAATTAATCTAAACATTTCTATATACTAACTAAGTAATTTTTGTCTAAATCATTTCCAAATTTATTTACTTTGGCGCCAAAATATTTCTTAACGCGATATGATTTTGTAATTTTTTCATAGGATGATAGAGCCGATTGCAATCAATATCGGCAATTTCAAATGGTTTGCGGTAGGTGATTGTCAAAAACTCCTCGGGATTCACGCAATATTTCAAATTATTTTTCTTTGCGATGGTTGGGAAAAGCGCTTCGATATAAAAAAGCGTTTTGTTTTTTTCGGCATAGTCGGTGAGTTTTTCGAGCATTTTTTGAGAAAATCGGCAACAACACATCATTCCGCAAAAATAAGGCGGTTCCAAATTGATTTTAATCGCATTCCACATCCATTCGTCCAGTTTGCCATCTTCGAAACTGGAATTGCACAAAATATCGTGGTCTAAATATTTTTCGTCAATTCTTTTTAACGTGTTTTCGTCGTAAAAAAACACATCTTCTTCTGAAATCCAAACGTGGTTGTATTCATTTTGTTTAATTACGGCACTTAAATATACGGCTTTGTCCCATCCATGCCCGGTTGTGATTTTCTTTCCAACCAGACTGGTGTTGACGAACCCAGTATTGTGTAAAATTTGATTCTCAATTTGAACAAAACTTATATTTTTATATTTGGAATGCAAATAATCATATTTGTTGGAATTGTCGTCGATGACAACAAAAACATCGTATGATGTGAATTTATTTAAAAATTCAAAGTAAATTTCTTGCGGTTTATACGTGACGAGGACAAACGCGTTTTTCATTTATAGATACTCAGTTTATTTTTGTCTAAATTGTTTTATTAAACAAAAATATTTATTTACGAACGAAAAATGTATTTGAACACGCTGGTTTTAAACCCATTAAAATTGCTGGAAGATGCAACTGTATAAGCCCCGAAATTTTCAACATAAACCCATTCGCCAACCGCGAGTTCAGGAAGCATAATTTCATCCGAAATCAAATCAATGGAATCGCATGTTGGTCCAAAAAGCCGGCTTTTGTGGACCTTGTCGTTTCTCTCGTTAAACGGCAAAATGGTTGGATTGTGGTGGTCAAAGTAAATGCATCCGAACGAGCCGTAGATCCCGTCATTCAAATAATAGATGATGGTTTTCTCTCCGGTGGTTTCGTCAATAACATTTTTTTTGCCAATTACGTTCAATACGAGAGTGTGGCTTGATTCCGCAAAATATCTTCCGGGTTCGGCAATGAACTGAATGTTTTTGTGGTCTATAAAAAAGTCTTCAATCCCCAAATTTATTTGTTTCGCAATGTCTTCAAATTTTACACATCTATCTACTCCTGGAAACCCTCCGCCAATATCGATTGTCGTTATATCGATTCCAATTTTTGTGGCAATATCAACTGCGTGTCTACATTCGCGAATTGCTTCATAAAATGTTTCTGCGGATGAACACCCGCTTCCAACGTGAAAACTGAACCCAATCACCGCGAGTTTCAATGTTTTCACAATTGTCAACAGTTCTTCAACCTGGCTAAGCTTGCATCCAAACTTTTTATTAAATTTGCATTTACTCTTGCTGTCATCTACTGCCAAACGAAGAACCAGTTTTGCGTATGGGTGATACAATTTTATCTTATACAGCTCTTCCTCGCAGTCAAACGTCATCAAATCAACGTCATTTGCTCTTGCATACCGGATTTGCGAAGACATCTTGCACGGGTTTGCAAAAATAATGCGAGAAGGGTCTTTCGTGATTTCAATTACCATTTTCATTTCATTTTCACTGGCGCAGTCAAAATTGCATCCGAGCGAAGCGAGTGCATCTAAAATAACCGGATTGGGGTTGCATTTTACGGCATAGTAGGGATGTACTGTAGGCAAATATTTGAACCAGGTCGTATAGGAGTTTAAAAGAGAACCCAAATCAATTATATAGAATGCACGTTCGCTTTGATTATCTTCCAGGAAATCATTTATTATATCATATGTATCTCGGTCGCTTCCATAGAATTTGACGTCGTATTTTTGCAAAAGTGAGTTATCGAGGGTTTTTATTTCTGTGTATGAAGATTCCATTTTTACAGATATAGCGAGTTTTTCTTTATTTTGTTTTATCAAACCATTTGCAACCGGATTTTCCTGCAAAGTCGGTCTTCGTCTTCAAAAACAAAAATGTAGAACTGCAACTTTGTGAAATTCTCTATGCAGTCTTCCAATTTGATACGTGAAAACATTTTGAGTTCTTCGATGTAAACCGTGTATTCGTATCGTGCAGAAACCGAGGTTCGGTCAAAGATGATTCCCGAGAATTCTTGAGAACATCCATTTTTATTAACTAAAGCGAGTAGCTCACAGTCCATCTGGGTTTTCCGGATATCTTTGGTTGCGCGGTTGACCTCGTCCAAATTTTGGGTCCATTTATCCAAAAAGGTCTGGCACATTTCGCTGACATCGGACTGGAACAAAATCTGGTTCAAAATATCAACCAGGCGTCGTATGGGGCTGGTGATATGGACGTACGCATTGACGCCAAGCTGAGAATGAGGCGCACAAACCTGGGAATACACTGCTGGGAGAACGAATAGTTCCCCCATACCCCCTCCTTTAAACATGGGTTTTTCCAAAATGTTTTCTCCGTCGGATATCCGAAAAACCCCTTTATTCACCTTACGCAAATGTT